CGCGGAAAATACGCGAGATTTGTTCGGTGTTAAATTGCCGAGTCTGCAAAAACTGAGCATCGTCAGGCGAAAGCCCGACTTGCTGCCAACCCATACCCTCTTCGAGGATCGCGAGCTTATGAGCGTTCGTAAATCCCTGATGGCCGGTACTCCAGGATTCCTGAAGGCGATTCCAGGCCTTATCGGAAAGCGAACCCGGATGCGTAAGGACGCCGCCCGGCCTCGCATCATTCGCAAAGAACCTACCGGCGTACTTCTCGGACGCGATGGCGCCGCCCATTGCCTCGGCCTGTAATTGAATCGGGGCATAGCCTAGAAGGCCGTCCGGGCTCAAGCCCTTGACGTGCCAAACCTCATCGGCGCCGAGGAATACCGGCGTCCCGGCGTAGGGCGTGTAAATGTATTCAAGGTCGCCGCCCGGCCTCGATTCGGCCATTTCTCCGAGCTTCCGGTAAACCCAAACGCGGTCGGGTCGAAGCGGCCATAGTTCGATCACTTGGCCGGCGTTATTGCGGACAACGTGAGCGTAGGCGTTGCCTCGCAAGAGGACATGGCCTACCATCGCTTCGATTACTTCAACCGCCGTCATTTCAGGGTTGGGAAGTTCAAACAGGAGCGGCCAAACCGGATGCGTCGGGTCAGGCTTCTTGCCGAGCATGTCCCCGTTGTGGTCGGGGATCCGCTGGTAGATTTGAATGGCCAGCATGGCGATGTATTCGGTAATGACCTTGACGCACGCGAACACGTCGGGGTGGCTCAGTCCGGCCTCGGGACTGATGATGATGCCCGAGGACGTTTCGATCTCGCCGAACGCCCTTATAAGCTCCCTACCCGTTAGCGGAGTGGCAGGGTTCTCGAGCGATGCGCGCGATTCAATGTCCGCGCGCATTACGGGCGTACGTTGAGCTTCAGGGACGCCGCGATAGATGGACGGGAGCGGCATTAGTGGCGCCCGTCCGGTGTTTCGATCATTGGAAAATTCCTCCCGTATCGCGAGAGGATTTCCCGCGCGAACGCAATCAAGTCCGGTATCGACTGGCCTTGTCCGTGATGACTGAATCGAAGTTCTAAATTCTCGCGTCGGTTATCGTCGCGAATTCCATTCTTGTGATGGACGGTTTCGCCGGGCAATAGTTGACGTCCTAATACCTGCTCCATCACAAGGCGATGCTGTCGCGCCGAGCGACCCTCAACACAAACTATTAGATATCCCTTGGCGTTAACGGACCCGGCCCCCTGTGGTCGGCGCCTACGTACAAGACTGCCATTGCGCCGATTTTGTTGATAGTGCATTGCGCAATAGCCCTGCCCATAATGTCGGCGAGAACAATCGATAACAGCGCAGGGAATTTGCGGCCGAACCGGCCGTTCGTAAATTCCTGATGGCATTAGCCTAACTCCCTCATATCGCGGGAGTCATACACACTTCCGCCCTCATGGCGCATTGCTCTATCTAGGGCCATGATTGCGGCTACGATGCCGTCTATCCGGCCCTTAGAACGTTTCTTTGTGGGCCTTAGGTTCTCGTTTTCGTCGCTTATAGTCACCACGTTATCGGCCATCCACCTAAGTACGGGATTGCCGCCGTGATGAAAATTCTCATCCAATATGAGGCGCGCAAGTTCCTTGCTTGGAGCCGAGAGATTCTGAAAGTTTTGCCGGACCTCTAGTACCGTCAGGCCAGACTCGTCCATCTTCCGGGCCATCTCAAAGGCGTTCCATGGATCAAACGCAACCTCAGCCAACTTGAAGCGCTTGGCCGCGTTGTCTACGTAGGCCCTAATCGAGTCGTAGTCAATCGTCGCGCCCGGCGACGCCGTTACGTACCCCTGCTTCACCCAAAGGCGATACGGCACGCGGTCGCGGAGCTCGCGATCCTCTATGCCATCGCCGGGTATCCAAAAATGCGGAAGTACCTTATAGGAGCCGTCCCCCATCGGGAATACCATTACAAACGCGGCTAGGTCGGTCGTCGCGGCAAGGTCTAGCCCGCCGTAACAGAGTTGCCCGCGTAAATCTTCCTCATTAACGACGCCGGCCGAGCGATCCCATGCCGACATATCGAGCCAGCGAACATCGCTCATCGTCCATTGATTCAGATAGAGGCGTCGAAAGGCGTTTTGTAGCTGCGGAAGTTGCGCCGCCTTCGCGGCCATCGACCGCATTTCTTCAAGGCTTCGGAACGTTCCGAGTGCGGGGTTGGCAATGTGCCAGTTATTTTCATCAAGCCAATCCCATTCCTCGGGGATGGCTCGCACGTAAGCGAAGAATGTTGGGTCGTCTACTACGGCGGTCGGTATGTCCTTGTACCAATCCTCGGGGATTTCGCCCCGGAGCTTGAGAAGGCCAATCGCGTAGCAATGCTGTTCCCAGCAAATCGAGAGCCGGTCATATCCGGCCGTCGTGATTACAAAAGTGAGCGGTTGGCGTCGAGCGCCGGTCGACGTGGCGAGCACGTCCCATAGCAGGCGGTTTTTCTGAGTGTGGAGCTCGTCAAAGATGATTCCGTGCGCGTTGAAGCCGTGCGAGGACGCTTCTTCAGCCGGGATGGCGCGGTAGAAGCTGTCAGTACCGGGCACGACGATCCGCTTAGACGAGTCAATAACCTTCGAGCGCTTAAGTAGCTCGGGGGTCTTTAAAACCATTTGCCGCGCGACGTTGAAGACCATGCCGGCCTGTTCTTTCGTGTAGGCCGCGCCGTAGATTTCGGCGCCGGGTTCGTTGTCCGCGAACAGGAGGTAATTAGCGACGCCGGAAGCAATGGCGGATTTGCCATTTTTTCGAGGTATCTCGATGTAGGCCGTTCGGTACTGTCGCCGGCCGTCTTCGTTGACGGTTCCAAACAGGGGCCGGATTATGTCGTCTCGCTGCCAGTCTCGGAGCTTGAATGGTTTACCGGCCCATTCCCCCTTTGTATGGGGTAGAAGCTCGATGAAGTTAACCGCGCGATCCGCTAACTCGGCACTAAAGGGCACTAGATTCCGCGTAGTCGGCGAGTGCCCGGATACGCGCCGGATCGTCATTCAACTTACCTAATGCCGTGTTACATTCAGCGCACAGAAGGCCGCGAATCCTACCGGTAACATGGTCGTGATCGACCGCTAGGGCTTTTTCCGTTTGCGTCTCGTCGCAGCCATAACAACGCCCGCACGTCACCATTAACAAAACGTCGTACTGATACGGCGTCAGCCCAAAACTGGTACGAAGATTGGCGCGACGCTTAAGGTAGGCCGCACGTTCAGCGTTTCCTGATAGCCAGCGGCGCGAGCGTAGGGGTGAACATGGCTTGCAATACGATTGAAGGCAAATCTGATCGCCCCTGCGATGCGAATAGAAGTCCTCGGTTGGCTTCTCTATCGCGCAGTCGCGGCAAACCCTTGTCGCGTCCAATCTACTGAACAACGCTCAACGACGGCGGCCCTAGGAGTTTCGCCATTGGGTCGGAAGGTTCTTCCTTACCTGGCACGCTCATACGGCCGCGAGCGCTCGGCGTCAAACCGAACTCCTTGCAGAACGCGCGAATATCGGCCAGCGCCCTATTGGCGATCCCAATTTCGGGACGCTGCGCGGAGTAGCCGCCTTCAGTTACGAAAGTCAGGCCATGGCCGTCGGCTAGTGCTTCTTCAGCTAGGCGCCAACGCGCCCACGCCATGCAGTACGCGGCCAGGGCTGAGCTATCGACCTTCGTAAGAAGGCCCAAGCGCTCAAGCTCGGGCGCGACGCGCGCCCATTCGGCCTTAGCCTCGACTGAGAGCCAGTCCGGGCAGATTGCGCCCTTGGCGGGCTTGGGTTCGGTCTTATTGATTGGCCTATGGCCGGGGTTGCCTTCAAGTTCTCGAATGGCAGTCGGCTTAGGCGCTGGTCCGCGTTCGCCCATGCTCGTTACCTCCATTTGGGAATTGATAAGGGTTGATAAGGATGCGGGGGACTGAGGTTGACCGCACGGCCGTTTCAGGCCGCTTCCGGTTTGCCGGTCCCCCGCTCTGCCGTCCTCGCGACATATACGCGCGCAAGCTAGTCGGGCTCGGCGGCCGTCGATTTCGACTGACGGGCGACGGAGCCCGCCTATTCGCTATTGCAGTATTTGTAATCGGCGCCCTGCTAGCGTGGGGTCGGCGCCGGGGGTTTAATCCGCCGACTTAAAGAAATTGGCCGCCCCATTGACGAACTCCGAATTAGCCTCGATCTGCGACTGGTCAGACTCCGAAGTAGCCTCGATCTGCGAATGGTCAAACTCTACCAACCGGTCACCCTCCATTCGCAGGACGACGATATGCCTCCCCTCAGAAACTGGGATTTCATGTTTGACTTTTTCAGCATCTTCCTCGAAACGGGTAACATTCGGGGTAACCTCGTCTCGAACGTACTCACCAACTTGGCCGTGCCAAGAGCCGCTAATAACTTTGAACTTTTCCATTAATTCTCCTTTTGTGTGTTCCCGCGCCTAGAACGCCGAAGGCGTGATTAAGTGCGTATGGATTTCCTCGGCCTGCCCTACGCCGGTTGAAAGCCATTCGACCATTAGGGTTCCTGCGAACCCGGTAAGGTCTAGGTCGTAGTGATACACGCCGAGAGAGTCGCGAACGATACTGCCAGGGTTATACGTCTGAACCATGGTGGTTGCGCCGCCGATTGCGTACTTAACGCTTACCGTTCCGGGGTCGATTAGAGCGCCCGTCAAATCGGTGAAAGTCTCTATAAGACGGAGCTTATTTCCTGCCGCGAATGTAGCCATTAAAGCTCCTTGTCTGAGGCGGTCGCGAGCGCGCCGATTTTCTGAATGCCGGCGTTGTGGTGGTTGAGCACCTGCGCTGCGCTCAGGGCATAAGGATAGATGGCAATTTCATCCAAAGTTCCAGGGAACGCGGCTGCGGTACGCCCGCCAATCACAACCGGTCGTGTGTTAGTGACGGGCGCCCACGTCCCGATCGTCGTCGCCACCAGCGCACCGTCGATGTAGGTCAGAATCGCCGCATTGGTGACGGTGACGACAAGGTGATGCCAGTGGCCGTCGCAGAGGTTGGAGCCGACGTCGAGGCTGTCGATGTTCGACGTGCCGCGCACTGTCATGCGCGACTTGCCGCTCGTCGGGACGATCGACAAGTCCCATCCGGTCTGAGTGCCGTTGTATTTTCCGACCGTCCCAAACTGGGTCGGGACGGTGGAGGACAACACCCATAGCTCGACGCTGAATTGGACCGTGAAGTCGAAAGCGTTGCCCGCGTCGTCGGTCGTGACGAGGCCAGTCAATCCATCGAACGTCATCGCGGCATCGCCGTCGCCAACCGCACCAGCGGCACCGCGCACGACTGGCCGCGTCACGACCCCTGCGTTGTAGTGGGACAGCACCTCGGCTGCGGTCAGGGCGACTTTATAGATAGCGGCCTCATCAACGGAACCGTTGAAGTGACTTGAATAACTAGAGGTAGACCCAATGCGAGTATTGGCGGTCCCCGAAGCGGGGTTGTAGCCTGACCAAGTAGAGCTTGAAATTAATGATCCGTTGACGTAGTAGCTGACAACTTTGGTCGAAAAGACGAACGCAATGACAAGGTGCGACCACTGGCTGGTATGAATTAACGCCCCGGAGGCAGGCCCATCTACAACCGAAACTTCGGCAGCGAACATGTTGCCGTCAGCAGCCATATCAATCGCCGGGGCACCAGACGCGCCCGACAGAATTTGATTATGTCCACCAGAGAAAGAAACTGGGTTTACCCATGCTTCAAGCGTCCAATCTCCCTGGCTAACATTGATGCCAGAAAACGCAACAAGGCCAGTCGATCCCAGCGCCGTAGCAAAGTCGGGGTCAAGCAAAGGCCCCGCGACACCTAATGTTGTCGATCCACTAAGGGTTCCGGTTTTACCATTGCCCGATGAATCCGCCACAGTCGTACCGGTGGTTTCTTCAAGTCGCCAGTACCCCACGAGTGATGCGCCCTTCGCCTTGATGAGGTCCGCATACCCGCTGATGGTTCCGATATGCCCGTTGCCACTCAGGTCGACGGCGGTAGTTCCGGCGTCATCCAGCCGCCAGTAGGCGACCGGAGTATCACCGAGGATAATCGCGGAATAGATTGCTTGGGCGGCGATAACGTCGGCCGGCGTCGCGACCGAAACGAGGCTATCACTTGACGAAGCGGGCACTACAAAAACCTCCCGGCATCGCGCGACCCCGATAGTGATTACTTGCGGACGTGTGTGTAGTACGGGCCGATTGACCCTGAGGCATCGCGGGACTGATTCCCGGACCTCCCCACCCCTACCTAGTCTTGTAAACCTATACTTGACACGGCGGCGACACGTGAATTATTATCTCGTCGCGTCTTCTCGCCGTGATGCCGGGCGCATAATCCCTGCAAGTTCTCAAGACTATCGGGGCCTACAGGACGGGGGATTATGTGATCCGCAATTACGGATGTAGTGATTTGGTTAACCTTCAAACATTCCACACACACTGGGTCGTGTGCCAAGCAAAGACGCCGTAGCCTAAGCCAGCGCGCGCTATGGTAGAACGCCTTACTAGGCCCATCACTCTCATGCGCTACCGTGCGGTTATGCCTAGCACAACGACCTTTGTATATGGCCCTATCAGGACAACGGGGCCATGAACAAGGGCCAGCTAGTCGCCTACCCAACAGTTCGCCTCAAAGTAGTCGGCTGCCCTCCTAAGAATCTCGGGATTCTCGGGGTAGCGCCCCATATTACAATTCAGACAAAGTAGACCGCGAATACAGCTACCGCAAGACCTAGACGACCTAGGGCAGCATTTATGATCGTGATCTATGTGGGGAGTTTCAATAAACTCACCCAAACAAATAGCGCATCTATTACCCTGTAAGGCGACTAGCGCCAAGTAGGCAGATTCCGTGATTTGGAATCTCTTTAGTCGATAAACGAACCATTCGCGAACCTTAATTACTCGCCTTTTAGTGGGGTTTGCGGCATTCCATCTAGCTCTATTCCCGCGAGCAACGTCAGGATTGGCCGCACTATACTGAGCCTCGTAAGTACGACTCTTTTCTGAATTCGCAGCCCGCCAGATTGCCTTTTGGGAGCGCCAGATTGCCTTTTGGGTATCCGTTCCCACTAATCGTTTTCCAATTCAGGACTAGGCTCGTAAATGTTGCGGTTTGTATCGACCTGATAGCCACGCTCAATCATCGAGTCGAGCGATACGGTCGGGTTAAGGTCGTCGTCATGCTCTGCGACAACCCCGACTTGTCCGAATAATTGGCCTAGTTCTACTGACGTATCTTGGAGGTAAGCCGCCCGCGCCCTTTGAACCTCTAGTGGCAGTTTTGCCACATCCAAAGGCCGGAGTCGTCCGGGGAAGTTTTGCTTACGCGTTCGCAACTATCCCTCCATTACCGATGGCGTCCCTGTATGCAAGCCTCAATTTCTCCCTTCCCCGTTCGCCGTAGCTCTGGACGGCGCCACGAGTAACTAGCGATTTTTCGTCTATAAACGCCTGCTGAACGTCACCCCACGACATACCGCTAGCTCGAAGTAGGGTCGCGTCGCGTTCATTGGCTGTCAGTCCGGCCGCTTCGCAGATATGGAAAACGCCGAACTCGTCAAGTGCCCTAGATAGCTTTGGATTCGCCTTTAGTTCTGTCGCATAATCGCGCCGCCAAGAAGGCCGCCTTTCTCGGTCACGAACAAGACGCCAGTAGCTCGGGTGCTCGGCGTAATCCTCAATCGGGATTGTTGTTCGCGGTTCGAAAATAAGGCATTCGTCAAATCGGCCTATCTAGCCCGCCTTAGGCTGCGTTTTGAAGTAGTTGCGGTCGCGGTCGGAGACTTCGCGAGTGAAGTCGAACGGACGGAGTTCACGCAACAGGCAGCCGGTACACCACCTCGTTAGCCGGTGAACCTGCGTAAGAGCCGTGGCGTACTGGCCGCAGCAGGCGCAGGTGAAGATCTCGTTCGGTTCCATCCTTAATCCCTCTTGGCTTGCGTTACAAGCAATTCGCCAATCTGCCGCCCCGACGGAAGTACAATCCCTAGCTCAGTCTTGCGCTCTTTTTCCTGAAGGCCGCTCAGAACATCGCCTATGCGTTTCCGGGTCGCAATCGCCGCGCGCTGAGTCGTTAGCCTTACTTGTCGCAGATTCTCGAAACGTGATCGGTGCGCCGTCGTCATTTGCGCATCGTGCTTGAGTTCACGCCGAACGGCGTTAGCCTCGGCGCGCTGAGCCGCGCGGCCCTTCTTCGGCATTATCTTCGCCTCCTCGTTGGCGATGGCTTGCAGCTTGAGCGCGGCCCGGAGCTCGCGCGAAACGGGGTAGGTAGATCGTTTCAATTAGCCGCCTCCTATGCGTTGTTGGCGCGCAATTTCGTTGGCGTCAATTAGAGATTGCATCCGTCGTAGCTCAAGGATTAAATCGACCAGCAACGACGCGGGCATGGCTGCTATAGCCTCGCTTGGGTCGCCCTTACGGGGACGCTTGACAATCGCCGCATACCATCGAGTACCGGCGTTAGTTGCTTCGACGCGCGCCTCGTCTATCGCGCCAGGTATGTCAAGCGTGCGTCGATTCTTTGTCTCAAACGTCCAGTCTTTGATTCCGGTAATGTCGCCCTTATCTGTGTTGCCATGAAGCGCTCGACGCTCCGCAAGCACGAAGCCTCGTGCCTTCAGGTAAGCGACGAATAATGATTCAAAGAAGGTTCCCTTAGCCTTACTTGGATTCGACAATTCGATCCGTAATTTGATCGCCGCAAATTCCCCATCGGTTAGGCAGAATCGAGCGACGCATACTAGTCGCCTGTTCGCGAATAGCGCGGTCCGTTTCGTCTTGCGCTTCCTGATATTGTTTCAGGAGATCGGCCGGTATCGAAAGCGGCCGATAGTCATGCGGCGTCTTATCGGGAGTCGGAGCGCACGCCGGGCAACGAACCGGACCGCCGAGCGTATCCTTCGTCGTTACAAACGCCGCCGAGTCCTTGCCGCAATTCGGACACTCGTAAAGCTGAATCAAGAAGCCTTCTCCTTTGGTTGAATGGTTCGAGCACGCTTAGCCGCGAGCTCGTCAGCCCACGCCTTGTAGGGCGCCGGGGCCATCGGTAGTCGAATCCCTGGCATCCAGCGCTCGCGGGTGCCGTGAGCAAGCTGGAAAACGAATGGCTCAAGAAGTACGCCGGCCGCGTTCACGACTGGCGGGTTACCGTCAGGGTCTAGCCACGTCGCGCCGTCATCACTAGCTCGCGGTGAACGCGGCTTCGGCGCCGCTTCCTCGGGCCAGTAGACCGGCTTTAAGGTGTTGTCGTCGTCTTCGGGTAATGGCTTCTTTCCGTTGGTAGCGGAAACGCCGACATTCGCCGCGCACGTCGCGCAGGCTTTCGGCCGCTTACGGATAGGGTGTTGCGGGCAGTCCATTACGACTTCTTCCTCTTCGTCCAAGCGGCGACATGCTGCTTACAAAAAACGCAATTGCCGGACTGGACGATTACGCGTAGACCGTTCGCTACCGTTCTAATCGTTCCGCACGCCTTGTGGTATGGACGCTCGTAAATTGTCATGCCGCAATTATTGCACACTGCGTTATCTATGTCAAGCCCTAATTAGTCTCGCTCGGCCTAACGAACGACCGCCGCCAAGTCTCGAAATCGGCGGGGGATAGGTAGTCGGACCGCTCGCCGCGCCCGGCCTCCCACGTTATGACGTGTAAAAACGCCTGACCAAGCCGAGTCATTCGCCCAGCGACAACGGCGGCCGTGACTATGTATCCGTCCTGAACCGCCAGGATCGGCGGGGCCGTGACCGGTTCGTAATAGGCCACTAGTCCCGCGTCCCCTCAACGAAACGGGCGCACCTACCACAACGACAAGCGCCGCCTAGCCCGAGCTCTCGCCGATGGTCAACCTGATAACAGGAGCAAGTAGCGCATCGCGCCGGGTGACCTTGATTCCAAAGCGCAAGCCTGATCGCCAGGAAACACGCCGCCGCGCCCAACGTCACGAACGAGGCAACGAAAAACCGCATTGTGTCGTCCACTAGAACGGCGCTTCGACCTCCGAAAGGTCAACCGCGATACCAAAGACGCCAGGTAGCTTTATCTCAATTTTGGAACCTGCCGGCAGCCCCCAGCCCCGCGACGCCCGCAGGAAGTTGTGGACTGTCGCCAATGCGAAATGTGGAACCTGAGCCGACTTCACTAGCGCGGCCCGCTCGGCCCTGAGCCCGTCCAATTTGGCTAGTGCTGCCTTATAGCTGTCGTCTTCCGGCGTTACCATGCCATCCCGTAGCGCCGCCCCTATCTTCTTGTCGCCGGCCTCTATGCGGCCTGCCAGGACGCGCAGTTGAGCGAACGGCTTAGCTGCCTCAGTTTGGCGTAGCCAGTTGTCGTACTGGCCCTGAAATTGAAACGCGTTCAACATCGGCCACTCGACGCCGTTTACCGCCGTTTTTACGTCAGGTTGCTTTTTAGCCAATCGGCCTCCTTTTCACGTTTTAGGGGGTAGCTGTCACAAGTGTCACGTCGTCACGTCGTATATGACTTGTCACGTCCTTGATCTCTGACGTGACATGTGACAGACATACCGGAAAACCGGGTTTTTAGCCTTTTCCTGTCACGTCGCTGTCACGTCGCTGTCACGTCGCTGTCACGTCAGAAGTCGGTTATTGAGGTTGTCGGTAGGCAGTAAGTACCCCGTTTCAGCCTTACGATTTGCCCACTATCAGCTAGCCGTTTTAGTCGTTGCCGGATCGTATCGTTAGGTAGTCCGGTTCTCTCGGCTAGC